GATTTCAAAACATCAAAACAACCCAAACCACGCGAATGGATTGATGGTTATTTTGTTCAATGTTGTGCATATGCATGTATGCTTCACGAATTGACTGATATTCCAGTTAAAAAATTCGTGATTATCATGGCATGTGAAAATGGAGAAGTTGAAGTTTACGAAGAATACGATAAAACAAAATATATTAAGATGCTCACGCAATATATCAAGAAGTTCGTAGATGATAAGTTAGAACAATATTCTTGACATCAAGATAAATTATCTGTAGAATATCATGAGACTTTGGGTATAAGAATTTGCACATTACAGTCCTAGGCACTATGGAGAATGAATTAGAAAAGGTATTGGAAAGTAAATTCTTTTGCCAGTCTCGTTTTGCACAGGAGATAGAAGAACTTGTTCGTGATAATTCAGACATGAATTATATTGATGCGATAGTTCACTTCTGTGAGAAGAACAATATTGAATTAGACTCCGTACCGAAACTAATATCAAAACCGTTGAAAGAAAAGATTAAGTATGAAGCAATGGAGTTGAACTTCCTCAAGAGGACCTCCCGAGCAAAATTGATCTTTTAATCTATTTTTGGTCGAAAAAAAATCCGGCAAAAATTTTACGTGATTACCTTTTTATAATGGCACCTTTTGAAGCTTATAAAACATATCTTGCTCTGAAGAATCATTTCACTAAGGGTACATATGATTATCATAAGTACAACAAAAAAACCAGAGCAAGTCTTCAAGCATTTTACAAACGTAAAGATAGATTCTGGTTTGAAAAAGTATCAAGACAAAAAACAGAGAAAGAAGTAGAGCACTTCTTCGTTTCTAATTTCATCACCTGCAGTGACCCACAAACTTTGTGGATTGGAGAAATTATCAGAAACGGAGAAGGAAACTACAAAGAGTGGCAGAAGAAAATTCAATCACTATCGTATGTTTTTAAAGAAGAGGTAGAATCGGTTTTTGCTGATGTAAATTTTGATTCTTTGTTTCATGTAGAGGGTTCTAGACACCCTCTTATTTTAAAGATGCATCTTCAAGGTAAGATATCTTTGGAGACAATGATCATATTAGATAGAATTCTTGGATATAAAAGAAAATTTGATAAGAAATTGGATGATCCAGTGTGGCAACTGACATCCATGAAAATGGACAAGTATAGTCCATTTCTAAATACTGACGTATTTCGTTATAAAAAAATTCTTAAACAAGTAGTTATAGGAGAGAAATGAGTTTCTTTGATTCAGAAGTTGTCCGTGCAGAGATGACAGAAATTTCAGAACTTCAAGAAGAAGTTTACAAAAGTGTATTTGATTTTCCTCGTATGAACAAGGAAGAAAAAATTCACCATGTCGGGATGTTAGAGCGTTTGCTGAATAAGCAAAAGATTCTCTATACCCGTATGAGTCTCTCTGATGATCCAGAAGCAAAGGAAATGAAAAAGCGGATGTCTGATTCTGCTGCTATGATGGGGTTGCCCCCTGATGTAGATATGAACATTATTTTTAAGAATATGTCCAGTCTCCTGGAAACTATGCGTAAACAGATTGACAGTACAGGTTCCGACCTGTAGAATAACGAAGTCCAAACAAGCCAAATCTAAACAAACCGAGGTAATCCAAATGTCTTTTGCAAATCTTAAAAAGCAGTCTCAACTTGGTTCTCTGACTGACAAACTGGTCAAGCAAGTTGAAAAGATGAACAATAATGGTGGCGGAGGCGCTGATGAGCGTTTCTGGAAACCTGAAATGGACAAGACTGGCAATGGTTATGCAGTCATTCGTTTCCTGCCCGCTCCTGATGGCGAAGATCTTCCCTGGGTGAAGATGTATTCCCACGCTTTCCAAGGACCTGGTGGTTGGTATATTGAGAATTCTCTGACCACTTTGGGTCAGAAAGACCCTGTTTCTGAACACAACCGTGAACTGTGGAACAGTGGTATTGATGCAGACAAAGAGACTGTTCGTAAGCAAAAGCGTAAACTGTCTTACTACGCAAACATCTACGTTGTGCGTGACCCTGCTCACCCCGAGAACGAAGGTAAAGTCTTCCTGTATAAGTTCGGCAAGAAAATCTTTGACAAGATTCTTGCTGCTATGCAACCTGAGTTTGAAGATGAAGAACCCATCAATCCCTTTGATTTCTGGAGTGGTGCTAACTTCAAACTGAAACTGAAGAAAGTTGCAGGATACTGGAACTATGACTCTTCTGAGTTTGATCGTGTCAAACCCCTTCTGGACGATGATGATGCACTGGAATCTCTTTGGAAGAAAGAATATTCTCTGAGTGCTCTCGTTGCTGAAGACCAGTTCAAGTCTTATGATGACCTGAACAAGCGTCTGAAGTATGTCCTGGGTCAGAAGTCTGCCCCATCAACTGTTCGTGAACAAGAAGAACAGTATTCTAGTTTCGAGCAACGTACTCCCACTCGTGAAGAGAACGTAATGCAAGAACTGGAGCAGTCTTACCAACGTAGTAAGTCTGAACTTCCTGCAGATCTGAAGCAAGAACTGGACAATCTTGGTCCTCGTTCTGACTTCAACGCATCAGACATCACCCCTTCTAATTCTTCTGAAGAGGAAGATGATGCTCTGTCTTACTTCCAGCGTCTTGCTGAAGAGTGATTATTCGTATAATCTAACGTTATCGCCTTTTTTCAGGGTGGGGGTCAAGTATTGATCTCCACCTTTTTTATATGGCATAATCTCTTCAAGATCATTATTGATAACATTCAGATACTCAGGTTTTAAGACATAGATATTTCTCTTATCATTTTCAAGTCTTTCCTCGTGCTGATAATTTGTTACTTCCCTGATGAAAGAACTTGTTGGAATAATTTGATAGGATTCTAAGGAATCATCATAGAATTCAAAGTAATAAGAATTGCCACTAGTTTCTGACTTGAATAGAACTTCTTCTGAGTTGTTAGAACTCATTATTGGACTTGCTATTGTTGGCACTGATGTTAATTCATATGTAAATGCTCTAGCAATATTATCACTACCGACTGTGACTACACTAGTGACAATAAATCTTCCATTGTATTCATTTTCAGAAACGTTATCAATAACTACTTCATTACCAACTTTAAGATTTAAAATACCAACCTTAGGTGTTACTGATACTGTGGTTGTTGGATTTACGCCATTGCCAGAGAATATCTGACTAATCTTGCCATTGTTGAATTTGATATAATTGCCATTGGTATTCCAATTTTTTGGAAGTCGAGTTCCTTTCTTTAGTAGAACTGTTCCTGCAGTATTTTTAACATCTTCACTTACTTCGTAATGATGCACTCCATTGAATAAGTTGTTGTAAGTGCCATACTTATCAAGCATCAATTGATCGAATACTGCTTGAGGTTTTGGCCATTCTGATTGAATGTTTACGATATTATTAGAAAGTAAAACAACCCAATCTAATGTGGAGTCATTATAAAAACTAAAAGCAATGTTATCTGGTCTTTCATCACCAATGATTGAATACTTGGTAAAGAAAGTTAGATTTTCAAAGATGTCTGGACGGAGTTTTCCACGTTTAAATAAATTTTTGACAGCAACATAATCAGATATTGTTTTATTATCTGCTCGTCTGTTGACATATTCAAAATTTGGAACTTGTCTGAAATAACTTGCCATTTTAGAATCCTATTTCGTTAACTGGAACTGCTGGTATACCATCGGCACTACCTGTGTAGTCGGTTTCTGTAATTGGTTCAAGTTCTTGGAACTGTAATGTAATCGCATATGCAGTCATGGTGCCATCTTCAAAAGTCATATAAGAATTATTAGGTGTATAATCAACACTACAAGATGTTAATGCACACTCTTTTATTCTATTTAAACCTGGATGATCTGTTCCATCTTTACCATAACGATATTTAATTTTAAAAATATTTGGTGCCTTAAGGAAAATATCAGTTTTAGTTTCTTTTACAGACATTCCTTGCTTAAAAAATCTAATAATTTTTTTAACTTGTATCGCCTCGGTATCACTTCTTGCTGCAAGAAAAAATCTAAAACTAAAAGGTCTTAATTGTGGTCTGTTGAATAAAAGTTCAACATTGGGGTTTAATATTGCTCCAGTCATTCTTGACGACAAATTTTTATTTTGTATTGCTTGCTGAATAAAATAAGTTCTTACATAGTTTGCAATATCATCGCCCCCCCTTTTTAATGCAGATCTTGCAGTAGCAAGAGCATCATCAACTCCTGCTGCAATATTGTTGATATCTGTTCTATACAAAGACTCTGCCATAAATGCTTGTAACGGGTTTATATCACCCGCACCCCAGTCAACTCTATTTTGATCTGTTATTTGATTTTGTATTGGAAGTGTTACTGATCCTTTAAGATCTTTATTTTTTCTTTTCCCAAATCCAGTAACTACTTTTAAATCGCCACTTCGTTTACTACTAGGTTCTTTTACGCCATATTCAAACATTGTAAATTGAATATAGTCTTGTGTGTCCGATAAATTTTCAGGATATCTTAAAATTCCATAACTATCTTCTTCAGTTCTTCCTCTAACATTAATTCCTTCTATTGCTCTATCTGGTGGTTTTCCTGTATTTGGTGGGTCTTGTACTTCTGCCAGTGCCTGTGTAGATTTTGGTGATAGTCCAGTTTTATTTTTTGCAATACTCAATCCTCCCTCTTCTTCGTTGATTTTTTGTTGTGTAGCAGCAGAAACTGTCAAAAATTGACTTTGTTTCCCTTCATTTCCGTTAGCAATATCTTTTTTGAACAGTGTAGCAGTATTTTTGGGCAATACTTTATCAACAGCATCCGTAGGTGCATATTTACCTGTTTCTCCGTCTCTTGTTGCAATCACTGCATAGTATTCTGTTCTTGAAATAGTAGTGCCACCAACTGGTATTGTCTTCTCTTGAGTGGTCCTTACATTATTTGGTAGGGAATCATATTCCGCTTTAGTTATTACTTGCCTAACTTTTGAATTCACATTACTCACTGTGCCATCTTCAGCAACATCGTATGAAGATATTGTAGATAGTTTTGGAACTTTTATTGTTATTGGCTCACTTCTTTGTCCAGTCGTTCTACCTCTACTATTTCTAATAGGAACATTTTTAGTCTGACCAGTATCTAATTCTAAACTAAAAGTTTTAGAAACTATATCTGTTTTATTCAGATCTGCCATTAGACATACTTTTTTAGTTATTTATTCTCTTTTTTCCATAAGGTAAAGAACT